GACGATAGGTACATTAGTCTCAACTGCAAGACCACGGAGTTCTTCAGCAATCGCTTTAACATAGGTATAAGAGTTAACTATACTTCCCTTGTATCTTTGGGAAGCACAAATGTTTAAATAATCTACAAATATTATATCAGGTTTTATACTTCTTTTCAAGGCAAGGTCACTTAACAATGATTTAAAATGTCCTACATGTGCAGACGCAGTAGGATATTCTTTGATAATTAATTTACCTTGTGTTTTCTTACTCAATGATCTTATCTTTTTATCAAACATTACTTTAGGAAGATCAAGTAATTTTTGTATAGGAATATTTAATAGGTTAGCATCTATACGTTCGGCAATCTTTTCTTCTGCCATCTCAAGGGTAATGTAAAGAACATTTTTACCTTGTAAGAGAGCACTAGCAGCAACATGGCACATGAACAAAGACTTACCCACACCAGTACCTGCAAGAGCAATATTGAGAGTCTTATTAGGAAGACCACCTTTTGTAATTTTGTTGAAGAATTCCAAATCGAATGGAATCTTCTCTTCTTTTTGATGGTAGAATTCATATCTATCTTCAGCATCTGATATGTAATCATGACCAACATGCTGATCGAAAGATACTCCTAACGCTTCCGAAAGAATCGAAGGAATAGCACCTTTATCTTTCTTGGAATCTTGACCGTCAGCAATCTTAACAGATTCCATAAGCGATAGGTAGATCGCACGCTCTTGACACCACTTTTCTGTAGTATCCACGAGCCAATCGTATTCCGAGGGATCATTGGAAAGGACATTTAAAACCTCAACTGTTTCTTTAAATTGATCTTCAGATAGATCACTCCTTTCTTGACATTCAATACTTAATGCATTGAGAGATGGTAAAGCATCATACTGACTTACATACTCATGGATTTCTACAAAGATAATCTTATGAGAACGATCAGTAAAATATTCTGCCTTCAAAAAAGGAAGAACCTTCCGTGTATACTTCTCATTATACACGAGATTACTTAGAATTGTGACTTCTAAATTCATAGGTAGTGTAAATAAGTTCCAACAATGTATTTTTTGTCAGACTCAGGAGGTAAACCTGAGTGTCTATATTGCCAGTTAGCAGGAAACATAAGGACTCTACCAGTTTGAGGAGAAACAGATTCTCCTAATCTAGGAAACATAGTTTGTCCACCTACTTGAACTGTATTGAGATATAGAAACATAACTAAAAATCTGCGAGCAGAATTAAAGTCTCCTACATCAACATGATCTTTAAATTGATCATGACCATTGTTATTATAATACTTTACTCGGTATTCTTCAAATGAATACTTAGCAGGAAAGTCAACCTCAACCTGTAATGAATTCATATACAACTGAATACAATCAACAAATACATCTTGGATTTGTTTTTGTATACCTACCCAAAGAGGATCTTTTGCAAGATACCTCTGTGATATATTTACCTCAGTAAATGATGGTCTTTGCTCTCGATCAACTACAGTTTTTTCTGAATTAGTGTACGCTTCAATTATAGAGTCACAAAATGTTTTAGTAAACATTTCATCGTATACTTTAATATAATCTTTTAATTCAGTTCCCATACCGAAACTCCTTGGCAGCAGCTTCGTCTAGTTTATCCATTATTTCTTTTGTGAAATATTTGTCTGGATCCTTAAGTATTGCAGAAGGATATACACTGCTATCACCAACAACGAACCGTAGTATCTGTCAAGTCCACGGTCAAAAAATAATCTAGTCTCAACATCTGAGTTCTCCTTTGTTAGTCTGGACTTTTGGGTTTTACACCTGATAATATTTCCAACAACCTCCTTACCATCTTTTTCCTTCTTCTTTGATAGATATATAATTGTTGATGCAGCGTATTTGAGTCCACTACCGCCTCCCATTTCTTTAGTTGGAATGTATGCACCTACCACATCATAAGTATGATTGGTAACAAGTAAGGGAACATTTGCTTTCCCTAACTTTAATGTTAGCACACGAAAGATAGATTTGACAACTTGTGCACGAGTCATGTCACGAGTCTCTTTACCTGCTTCAGAGTCTTCTATCTCTTTACTGGTAGAGAGCATACCTAATGAGTCCAAAACGAACATCATAGGTTTCTTATCATCTAACTCTGTATATTTATCAAGAATTTTAATTGCTTGAGTTCTAAATTGTTGTACTGTAGTAACAGGCACAATCATCATTCTATTAGAATCAATACCTCTGTCTTCAATCATCTGCTTACTAATAGCAGACTCAGATTCAAAATAGATTACGCCAGCATCTGGATTACTCTCAAGGAAATGTTGAACAATGCCAAGGCAAAAGAAAGTTTTACCAGTACTTGACTCACCTGCGATAGCAGTGATCTTATTTCCAGGGACTCCACCATAGATTGATCCACTAACGAGAGCGTTAAACACATAAGAACCAGTGTCAATGTAACCGCTTGTGTCACCAGCT